TAGGAGAAGCAAACACAGCAAACCAAGCGGGAATCACCGCAGATGTTGGTGTTGAAATCAATTCCGCAAAGGAAGCGGGTGAATTATTTGGTTACGGTTCGCCGATTTATAATATAATGAGAATTTTAAGACCGGTTAATTCGGACGGTGTTGGTGGAATCCCAACAATTGTTTTTCCACAAGCTGAGGGTGCTGCGGTTGCGCAAGTTACCGATGTAACGGTGACGGGAACGGCAACGGGTAACGCAACACATACAATGACGGTTGCGGGACGTGACGGTGTTGATGCGGGTTCATATGAATTGAACATTGTGACGGGTGACACACCAACATTGATTGCGGCGAAAATTTCGGATGCATTAAATGGTGTATTGGGTTGTCCATTCAGCGGTTCACCTGCCCTTGGGGTTATGACGGCAACATCGAAATGGAAAGGATTGACATCTGCGGGATTATCAATTTCGATTGACAATAACGGAAACGGTGTCGGTGTTACATATGCGATTGTTTCGACAACGCCGGGGTCTGTGACTCCATCGGTTGCAACGGCATTGACTAATTTCGGAAACGATTGGAACACGATTGTTGTGAATTCATACGGATTGGTTGGGACAACGATGACGGAATTGGAAACATTCAATGGAATTCCTGACCCGGTCGCGCCAACGGGAAGATACACGGGGATTGTGATGAAACCATTCATTGCATTGTCCGGTTCGGTTTCGGATGAGGACACGGCAATAACTGACGCACGTTTGGATGATGTGACAATTGCGGTTTGTCCGGCACCATTATCAGCAGGTTTAGCAATGGAAGCGGCTGCAAATATGGCGTTGATACACGCTCGAATTGCACAAGACACGCCACACAGAGATGTTGAGGGACAAACATATGCGGATATGCCAACACCGGCGGTGATTGGAACGATGGCGGAATACAACAACCGTGACGCATACGTGAAAAAAGGAAATTCAACCGTTGATTTATTTGGCGGCAAATATAGAATACAAGATTTTGTTACTACATATCACCCGGTTGGTGAAACACCGCCACAATTCAGATATTGTAGAAACCTCAACCTTGATTGGAATGTTCGTTTTGGGTATTACCTATTGGAACAAATCAACGTGGTTGACCATGTTATTGCAAACGATGAGGATGTTGTAACGGTTGGAAATGTTATCAAACCGAAACAATGGGTTGCAATCATGAACACATACGCGTCTGATTTAGCAAAAAGAGCTTTAATCGCTGACCCAGCGTTCATGCAAGATTCAATTGATGTTGGATTGTCGGGTGTTAATCCTGATAGATTAGAAACGTTCTTCAGATACAAACGAACCGGTGTTGTTAGAATAGCATCAACGACGGCTGAGGCGGGGTTCAATTTTGGTGAAGTATAATAATAATAATTTTTAAAAAACTATAAAATGGCAGTTCACGGAGATATTACAGAAATCACCTACAATCACCCAACTATTGGGCAAGGTGTATTTTATCCAAAAGCAAACGAAGGAAACACACTTGACACGGGTGGAATTAGAACGGCTGATGATGCAAGTCAAATTGCGGGTGACGGTTCTATAATTGCACAAAAAAATCGTGTTCGTGCATCATTCGAATGTTTATTGGAGGATGACCAAAATGTAAGAAAAGACGCTGACAAAGCAAAGAAACTGGCTGCGGACCCGGTCCCGGCTGAATACACGGTTTCCATTATTAATGGAACGGTTTGGTCAGGGTCGGGCTTCCCGGTGGGTGACATTCAAACGGATGTAAATGCGGGAACGTTCACATTGAAAGTGGCTGCGCCGGAATTCAAAAAGATTATTGGATAGTAAATTTTAAAACAAATATATATGGGAACAGCAGTCAGTAAAGCGATACCAAAGGAAAAAGCCACCGAAGAAATCAACGAGTGGTTGGATTACAAAAGGATTCGCGCAAAGAAAAGAAAAGCAAACGAGGAATCAATCGAGGATTTGATTGAAGCGATGGAAGAGGGATATTTGCGATTTGACCCGGAAACAAAATCATTGATTTTGGAATTGGGTGTTCCATTGGGAACAAATGAGCAAATAACAGAATTGAAATTTAAACCGAGAGTTTCGGTTGGTGAAATGAAACCATATCTCGGGAAATTAAAACCGGGTGATGCGGATGGTCGATTGTTGGCATATGTTACGGCATTAACCGGACAACCAACGGCGGTGATTGACACGATGGATTCGAGCGACCAACCACTTGCGACGTCAATTGTTGTTTTTTTTCTTTAGAACTCGAGAGTATTGAAAATGCGATTAAAACGGTGGTTCGAGAACACCACTGGACACCACAAAAAATTGAAAGTCTGTATCTCGATGATGCAGACTTTTTTGGTTTAATATATTGGTTTAACGACATTAGAGAGGTCAACGAAGAATTAAAAAACCCGAAAAAAACGGAATAATAAAATGGGAAAAACGCTTACAATACCAACAATATTTTCTGCCGTTGATAAATTTTCGGGACCCGTCAATAAAATGGCGAAAAACACGAATTCGGCGTTTTCTAAAATGGACCGCCAAATGCGGAAAATTGAAAAACGTGCTTTCAAAACATCACGTCAAGCGGCGGGTGTTGGAATTGCAATTGCAGCACCATTGGGATTGATGGCAAATGAAGCCGTGAAATTCGAGGAAAAAATGTCCAATGTTGCGACATTGGTTGACACCACGAATGAATCGATGGAAAAAATGGGTGAGGAGGTTTTGACGTTATCGAAAAAACTCCCGGTTCCGATTGAAGAATTGACAGAATCATTATATGATGTGCGTTCGGCAGGAATTGCTGCCGAGGATTCAATGGCAACGTTGGAAGCGTCATCAAAATTGGCAGTTGGTGGATTGGGAACGGTTCAAGAGGCGACGAACATCACAACGTCTGCTTTGAATGCATTCGAATCCGAGGGATTAAATGCGGCACAAACAACGGACATTTTATTTAAAACGGTTAAAGCGGGTAAAACCACAATTGGTGAATTATCACAAGCATTTGGTTCAACCGCACCAATTATTCAATCTGCGGGTGTGAAATTAGATGATTTCTCGGCTGCAACGGCAGCATTGACCACATTGGGAACACCTGCGGCACAAGCGCAAAATCAAATCCGGGCATCGATTACGTCGTTGCAAAAACCATCTAAGGACATGGAGAAAGTGTTCAAAAAATTAGGTGTTACAACGGATAAAGAATTGATTCAAAAATTCGGCGGTTTGGTTGGCGGTTATGAAGCGGTGATTGATGCATCATCCGAATTGGGATTGAATCAAGCGAAAGTATTCCGTTCAACCGAAGCTTTGGCGGCGGTTACATCATTAACCGGGGCAACAAATGAGGCTTACGTTGACACATTGGCGTCAATGCGGGACGGAACAAACGAATTGGACAAAGCCTTCGATAAACAATCTAAAACGGCTAAGGGAACCATGCAAATCGCCAAAAACAATTTCCAAGGATTGGCGATAACACTCGGAAACGTATTGATTCCAATAATTTCCGATTTGATGGCGGTCGTGACACCGATGATTGAACGATTTGCGACGTGGGCTCGTAACAACAAAGGAACGGTTCGAACGATTTTAAAGGTTGCCGCCGCAATTGGTGGGTTGGCGTTTGCGATTTCGGGAATTTCGGGTGCAATTGGTTTCGCTGCCAAAGCAATGCGAATTTTAAACATCGTAATGAATTTGAATCCGGTGGTGTTATTAACCGCAGGAATTGTTGCGTTGGGAACCGCATTGTATGTTGCAACGGATGGATTTCAGTTCCTATCTGCGGCACAAAAAGTGAACAACGAAGTTTCCCAACGTGCATTGGACAAAACGATTGACCAACGAACGGAAATCACGATTTTATTCAAGGCGTTGAGAAAAGCCGAAGTTGGAACGGAAGCATATGCATCTGTTTTGACAAAAATCGAGCAGATTTCACCGGGAATCACGGCACAATATAACCTCCAAGCGGGTGCATTGAAAGACATCAACGCGGCGGAAAAAGAATTGACCGCATCAATCATGAAACGTGCGGAAGTTGAGGCACGTGCGGAAATATTGAAAGAAAAAACAAAAGAACGAATCCGAAAAGAACAAGAGGGACCGTCGGGGTTCATGGCGTTTGCGCAAGATTTCGGTTTAGCGGGGGGACCAGCATTGCAACAAATGACGCACCAACAAGAATTGAGAAACCTAGACGTTCAAACAAATGTTTTGGCGGAACAGGTTGCACAAGACCAATTGGACGCGATAAACACGAAGAAAACCGAACAAGGCGTGTTGCAGGAAACAATCACGGAATCGAAAGAAAACGTGACGGTTGATTTTATTAATATGCCGGATTGGATGTACATAAATAAATCTGCGGGAGCGAATATATCGACGCCCGGATTATCAACAACAAATGGACAATAAACGATGGCAGATTTAAAAATGATAGAAACGTTTAATGGTGGTGACATTCTTTTGAATGGAAATGACCTTTGTGTGATTAACGGTTTTCAAAACATGCCTTATTTGGGAATGTTTGGTGGAAACATCTTTGAATCCACCGACGAATTCAACGTGAACGAACAACGTTTTGATTTTTGGGGAAATGAATTGTTGATGTTGAACGATTACGTGATTCAATTCAATTCGGAAACGGAGAGATTGTTCAACGAGGTTGCATTGAATAGTTCGGGACGTTTATTGATTGAACAAACAATCACGGAAGATTTGAAATTCATGACCGAATTTTCAACGGTTACGGTTTCGGCATCAATCATTTCAGATGATAGAATTGAAATAAATATTAAAATACAGGAACCAAATAATCTTGAATCTAATGAATTTACGTATATTTGGGATTCTACAAAACAGGAATTGTCGGGCGGTCCATGTGCATCGGGAGGTGGAAATGGTGTCGCATTAGATTATCCACTAAATTTTGAGTTGTAATGGCAAAAATTAATTTTGATGACAAAGTAAGTGTTCGGATATCAGGTCTCCCGGATATAAACACCGTAAGAGCGGCGGACTTAAACGAAATAAAAGCATCAGTCAATTGGTTGTATGACAACCCATCGGCATCTGGAACCCTTCAAGAAACAATGGAATCGGGTTCAATTGCAATTGGAATAACAACGGGAATGACCGTTTTGACCGAAGACTCGTCAATAACATTTGAAAGCGCGGATGTTACGGGTGGAAATTCATTTTCAATACTTGATTTATATGCCCAAAATACGGGCGCGGTTTATGCTTCACTTAGAATTGAAGATGATGGTGCAAATGTAACAGAATTAAATTTCACCTCACCGAGTGATGGTGTTGGAACATTCACTTTCACCGATGAAATCACATCAAAAGGTATGGTTTATGGTGGTGATTATTCCCCGCAATTTACACATGAATCGTTAACTACTAAGCGATATGACGATAACCACATAGGAGGTCAAAACGTAAATGCTTTAATCCCAACACCAACCGCAACAGAAGACGGTTACTCAATTACTTGGGATGATGGTGCGGGACAATACACACTTTCCGCCGGTGGTGGAGGTGGTGGCAACACTCTTTATACTGCTGACGATACTATTACTGGAGGAGATAGAAAAGTAACACAATCGGGCAATTATGTTTGGTTTGAAGGTGGAGATTTTCATGTTGGAAACGCTACAGGAAACGGAGTGTTTAATGTTGACGGAGGAACAACTTCAACTGGTATACTACATTATAAAAGAGATAAAGATGCGGGAGTTGGTTTGAATGGTTTTGATTTTTTGGTTAATCCAAGAGGCGCAGAGGAAAGAACAATACGAACAAATGGGACTGCATTTAGAATTAATAACGAATGGACTATTGGTGACAATAGAAAATCATTTGATTTCATTGCAAGTGTAAATAATAATTATTTCAGTATATTTCAATCAACAAACGGAACTACTGAAAATGTAAGGATTGGCGAAATTGGTTCGTGGTGGAATCCAAGAAATA